TGCTAAGTTATATGAAAAAACATCTCCTGCTGGTACATCTACTTGAAACTGTGTTACTGAGTTTCCATCTTGTAAAGTAACTGAACCTGCAGAACCAGATGAAGCTAGAATAATTCCTCTTAGTCTAGTTCTTCCTCCGAATACTGAACCTGTTCCTGTTTTTCTGACTGCTTTTACGTCTGATTTCATTATCCCGTGTATCCTATTGTTACTGAGTCTGTAGTAGTTAAATCTAAATAGACTCCATTTTTAAATCTTATACCAGAACCGGGAATCATTATATCTAATCCTTCAGAACTAAATTTAGCTTGAAATTCTAAAGAACCTGTACCATCTGTTCCATCGTGTAATTTTACTAAACAATTAGTTCCACCGTGAGCTTGAATATAAGTAACTCTACATGGACCTAAATTAGTTCCACCACCAGTGATAGTTTTAAATCTACCATCAGCTGTTAATGTTGTAAACTTTTGATCACTTGAAAACGATCCACCGCCTGCCATAATTTTCTCCTTGAATTTATGTGTGGGCCGAAGCCCACACTAAATTATTTATTAACCAAGATTATTGTTTTGTGCGTATAAAACAGTAAGTCTAGTTGAACCAGCGTTAGTTGCAGCAGAAGCAGTAATCGTTAATTTGATATCTGCATCTCCAGTATCAGACCAAGCTAATGCTCCACCTGCTTCAGTTGTTGGTCTTTTTCTACCAACAGCGGTTCCAAGTGCGAAAGTATTAATTATACTTGTTGCACCACCAACTGTGTCACCAACACTTAAGTTAGTTGCACCTGATGCTGCTACTACTGAATCAAGTATACAATCAATAATTTGAGAGTTCGCTGGGATAACAATATCTGTTGCACCGGCAGCAATTGCTCCATTTGATAAATCAATTAGATGTGTTTGAGACATCACAACTTGACCTGTATTCTTGATGTTAGAACCTAAACTTGTTCCTGTTGTTTCTTTTATCGTTCCCGCTTTTATCGGTCCCGAAAATGTTGTTGAAGCCATAATTATATCCTCCTAGTTTAATGAACATAGTCTCTAGGCCGTCCACTATATGGGTCTATGTTCTAGTTTAATTATATAGTATGTTTTTTATATACTAGTTTTGAGTAGAGCGCAAGAGAGCCTGTGATGTGGAGTGGATTTTTCCAACGATGTAGCTTTTTATTAAGTAGCTACAGAAACTTGTGGAGCAACACCTTCGACAGTGTTCTGTCTGTGAGCAATAGCTGCTTCTTCCAGCTTAATATCAGTGATGATCTTCTTAACTTTGTCATCAATTCTGACCATTTCAAGAGTATATCTACCGTTAGATAGATGCTCCTGTTCCCACTTCAACTCCAAGGACCTTTTTTGTTTGTATAGGTCTTGTATCATTACTAACTTCCTCATAAGTTATTCGATAAGGTCTGTCCGAAAACATTCCCGATGATTCCCAATTTATACTCTTTTCTCCCAGTTTGTCAACTATTGATTGTTCCAAAGAAACAGGGTCATCATTAGATTCTACTTCAAATCTAGCGTGATGGTCGTATGCGTATATGTTTACAAGGAATTTTGTCATGGTTTTGTCTTTCTATATGATGATTGTGGCGAGACTGTGTCCCGCCACAAAAATTAATTATTATGCTCCTGGTGATGCGTAGATACCTCTAGGATCAGATACACCAAATACGTATCTTTCTCTAGCTTTGTATCTTACATTGCCAGTATCAAAATCGCCTTCCATTTTTGTAGTTAATGGAGCTCTTTCAAGATGTTTCATTCCATTAGGAACATCAGTGATTAAGAAGAAAGCATCTGGATCTGTTAAGAAGTTATTCACTGAATAACCACCTGGAACCATTCCTTTACTTACTAATGCATTGATGTCATTGTCAGCTGTTCCAACTCTTTGAGAAGACTTCATAAGTCTTTCTGCTGTGAATTGTAAAGCTGATGGAATAACCATGCTTTTAGCGCTAGCAGCAATTTTCAAACCTCTTTCATCAGTAAGCGCTGCAATGTCGATCATTGCTTGCTCTAATGAAGTTTCGTTTAAATCCGCTGCAGTTGCCAATGTGTTACTGAAAGTCCCGTTTATAGTTGGGTGGTTAGATGCAAATAAATTGCTTCCGTCACCAGACTTAAAGTTACCATTGAATCCATTGTTTAATGGAGCCGCTGCTTTGATTTGTTTTGTTTGAGCCATAGATCTTGCCAATGCTTTTGTATACCTTTGAGCAAGTCTGTCGTATAGATTGTCTTCAATCGCTTCTTCAGTGATCGCGAACCCAAGAGAAATAGTCTCGTGAGTGTATCTTGCTGAAAAAGTTTCTTGAGCTTTATCAAACTCTACTCCAGAACCTTCTGGTTTTACTTTAGCTTGACCGAATCCTGATAACATTACTTCTTCTTCAAAAGCTCTGTCAGATGACTCAGTTGTGTATATAGCAGTATGTAAATTGTCATACTGTTTATACTCCAGGCCGAATAGGGCATTCAAACCTGGCTCTAGTTCTTTAACTAGTTGATTACGTGATATAGCCATATTATTATACTCCTATTATACCCCAGTGTGCTGTTTAAAGAAATGCTCACTGATTACAACTCTCCATACTACACCTGCTGATGCAATATCGTTGTTATCAGGGTCTCTTGAAACACCCACTATTTTTAATTGTTGAGAACCAGTCCCTAAAGTTCCATCATCTAATCTTGCTCTGGAAATATAGTTTGGACTTGTTCCTGCTGAATAAGCTAATTCAGCTGTTGATCCTACGTCGCCTTGCGCTGATGCACCTGCATTGTTTGATCTTACTTCAAATACTTGATGTGGATCATCATTTACTAGTGCAACAATATCTGTAGCTGTATTACTACCTAACAGATATGCTTGGAATGTAGGCTTACTTGTTGACGAGTCAGTGTAAAATACGCCGTTTAAAGAACCAAGAATCTGTTGATCCCCAGCTGCTGAAACCGCTGCAGTACCACCCGCTTGCATATCAACCAAATCTTGGTTGTATATTGCAGTTGCGTTTGCTGCTACAGGGTATTCACCTAAACCAGCGGTATTCGCTGACTGACCTGCCATTTTTACGGGTTTGAATCCAAACCCAGTTGTTGACGCGTTAGCCATAGTCATTACTCCTTAATGAACCTGCCGTCGTTAAACGGCCTCCAGTTCGGTTTATTTAATTCGCTGGTTTCGAATTGTTAAAAAATTAACTTTTCTTGCCACCGAAGGTTACACGAGTACTTCTATCAACATTGATAGGCATACTCTTATGCTGCTCCTTCGCAAGATCGGCGTCAATTGCAGATTGTTGATCCTCTGCTTGTGAGGCATAGTATTCAGTTCTTTGCCTCGCGATCTCTTCTGGTATCCTAGTCAGCACTAGGCCTCCGTGTCCGATCACCCCTGCGTATTTGCCATCAGCGATAGTGGGAAAGTCCTCTTCGGGATATTCATCTGATCTTACTAATTCATACCCGGATCTTAAGCGTCCTTGTATGTTTTTTGTATCAGTGAATCCTAGGATTTCTGTCCTGACCCATCTGTGTCTCCATCCGTCTGGCGCGTTGGGCGTATCTAAATACGATGGTGGAGCCCAAACTTTCGGTCTCTCTTTTGGAGCTACCGTTTTTGCTTGTGATTGTACTTTTGTAGAATCACTTTTTTTAGTTTGACTCGCACGAGTTGGTTTTTTATTTTCCATATGCTTATACCTCCTTCGTGTTCATAAGTTGTTTCGCATACTCTTCTAATGGCACACCTAATTTTTTAGCAATTGCTACTTGAGAAGATGTGAGTCTCACACTTTTGCGATTAGTCTTTGAACTACGCGTTGCAGAGGCAACGGTTTGTGTAGGTTTACTAATCTGTTTGTTTACAGGTTTATCAAATTTATGCGGAAATTCAAGTCTTATTCTTTTATCTATTTCCGTATAGTATTCGTCAGATTTAGGGTCTATCCCTTCTTCTTCTGTAAGCTTTCTGTGAAGATCAAAAGCAGTATAAGTCATAGCTGAATCACTTCCAAACCATGAGTTATTCTCTGCCCATGCCTCCGCCTTTGGATCTGGCGGTGCTGCTGGTCGTCTTTGTTGTACTGGTGTTTGAACAACTTCTTCTTTTGCTGCTTTATCTCTCATTTCATTTTGAGTCTTAAGTTCAGCAAGTCTGCCTTGTTCATAACCTAATTGTGATATAGCTGTTAGAGCTTCTGTTTCAGCCTTTGCATCTTCGCCTTGTCTTGCAGCGGTAAGCTTAGCTTGTGCAGCAGCTAATTGTCCAGATATTCTATTCTCCATTTCTGTCGTATAGTCTTTATCTAAAGTATTAGCTTGAGTCTTAAACTCATCTCGCTCTCTTTTTACAGAGTCAGCATAACGCAAAGCTTCTTCTCTTTGCCTTTCTGCTTCTCTCATTTTTTTAGTAAGTTTAGCTATTCTTTTTTTTACCCCTTCAGAATATTCTTCAACATCTTTAGAGTTATCTTTTTGTTTATTATCTTCTTGAACAGCAGATTGCTCCACAGGTTTCTCAGATGAGTCACCGGCGCTACCACCGTCTTCAAGTTTTGTTTCACGTTCGTTTTCATATGATATGTCCGTTCCATGATCTTTTATTTTTTCGTATGTTTGTTTATTTTCAGAAGGTTGTTCGACAACAACTTCTTCTACTTTTTCTTCTGGCAATTGTACTTCTACTTCAGGACCTGAAGTATCTATATCAACTGTTTTATCTTCTTTGTTATCTGGCATAGTTTTACTCCTCTATGTTTAAAATTCGTGGAATATATCTTCAGGGTTTTCCACGGTCGCTAAAACTTCATCATCATTGAGAAGTCTTATCTCACCCCCATCTATTTTAATTCGTGATCCAGCATATCTTGCAAAGATAAT